GCTCTAATATGCCTTTAATGATCCAGTCTGGCTTTGTGACTGACTTCATTATGTCTTCAACATTCACCAAAAAAGATTCAGGCTGTGCAACACCATCAATGGCGTTTTTTACCGACTCCAAGCCTGCCGCTAAAGCCATGTCGTTAAAGTCGCTATCAACAGGACAAATAATGTATTCATAACCCGTGGCAATAGCTTTGTCTGCGCCAGCACCATGTTTGTCGTTGTCAGCACAGATTAATAATCGCTTGCCACCATGTTCTGCATACACCATGTCAGCAACGGGTTTAAGATTGCCAGCGTTAAACGCTATACACACCGCATAACCTGTTGCTTGTGCCAAAGAGTCAGCGGTGGCGAATCCTTCGGCTATTAGAATGGTATCTGAATTCTTAGGGTCGCCAATCCAACAATGACCGCCTTGCATCTTACCACCTGCATGGAAACGCTTTGTGCCGTCACTAAAGATGGATTGAATAGACTGAATGTTTCCAAGCGCATCATAAATAGGCAAAATAAGCTTGCCACCAAATATACGAGCCATGTTGGGTCGAACACCTTTTAATGATAGGTAATCATGCTCCAGTGCAGGACGAGCTGTATCATAAATGGCTTTGGCTTCAGTAGCCGCTAAACGATAAGAATCTTCCAATTCCTGCTTGGCTTTAGCTTTGGCTTTCTCAAACTCACGCTTCATCCGCTCTTGCTCATTAGGATCAGCTTGTGACAGTCGGTTAGCAAACCAATTGTGAACTTCACCTGTTCGCCAGCATCCAAAAGCTGCACCTTCACCATCAGAAAACAACAACACCCAACCTGATTTGTCGGATCTCTTGCCATTAGTTGAAAACCGATGAACCTTACCAGCAACTATATGTTCAGGCGGTTCAAAACCCACCGACCGTATGGCTTCTTGTAACTCGTAAATCATAGAGATTCCAAATAATCGCTAATGGCTTTGACCGCAGAATAAGGCACATTTTTATGGCGTGAACTTGATATTTTCCAAACCGTCACATAAGAAAGATTGGTTTCTTTAGCAACTTTGGCTAAGTTCATTGGCGCTAATCTCTGGATTACTTCTTCTAATGTCATCATGTTAATTTATCCCTGTGCAAAAAATATTTATTCAGTTGTTGCAATTCTATTTCATATTGATAGAATGCACAACCAGAGAGAAATTTTTAACCACAATGATGGAGAACAAAATGAGCGGATTAAGCTCTATTTCAAAACCGAAAGACCGTGCGGTAATCTGCACAATCACAGGTGACGCTGGCCTTGGTAAAACAAGCCTGGCAGCCACATTTCCCAAGCCTATATTTATCCGCGCAGAGGATGGGTTGCAGGCTATCCCATTATCATCAAGACCAGATGCTTTCCCAGTTTTATCTTCAGTCGAAGATTTATGGGATCAGTTAGGTGCTTTGATTAAGGAAGATCACGATTACCAGACCTTGGTGATTGATAGCGTTACCCAACTGGATACGTTGTTCACCAATTACATCGTAGACACAGACCCAAAGAAGCCAAAAAGCATAGCACAGGCCTTAGGTGGCTATGGCGCAGGCTTTCAGATGTTGTCATCACTGCATGGTCGTGTGCGAAAAGCGGCAGGCATTCTAAATGAAAAGAAAGGCATGAATATTATATTTATTGCTCATGCGGAAACCGAAACCATCGAGCTACCCGATCAAGACCCTTACACTAGGTATAACATTCGGATGCAAAAAAAATCTGTATGCCACTTTATCGATAATAGTGACATGGTTGGATATCTGAAGCTAGAAACCTTTACCCAAGGCGATGGTGAGCGCAAAAAAGCTATTTCAGACGGCACACGTTTATTAGTCACTTATGCAACAGCGGCTAACATCAGCAAGAACAGATTCGGCATTACGGAAGATATTATCGTAACGCCAAATACAAACCCATTAACACAATACATTCCAACATTAGGAGATAAATAATGTCATTTTTTGATTTAAGTGATAACAGTGCTGTCAGCACAGATGGTAAGTTTGCAGTTGAAACAAGTGGTGTAATCATTCCAAACGATACGACTTGTTTGGCTATGATTGATGAGGCTGGTTGGGCCGAGTACGAAGGCGATGAATATATTAATCTGAGATGGATTATTGCTGAGCCAAAGCAATATGAAAACCGCAAAGTTTTTCAGAAGGTGCGTGTATACGATGTCGATACTAAGAAAGCCAACAAAGCAAAACAAATGCTTGCTGCAATTGATGCTAATGCGGGTGGTAAATTGGTTGCGTCTGGTGAAGAACCAACCGATATGACTTTGACCAGAGCGTTGATTAACAAACCTATGTTAATCAAGGTAATGGAATGGGAACTGAACGACCGCAAAGGAAACTGGGTATCGGAAGTAGCACCGCGCCCAGGTAAAGCGCCAGCACAAGCGCCAGCCGCAGAACCAGCGCGGAGAAAAGCCGCAGAACCAGCGCGGAGAAAAGCCGCAGAACCAGCACCAGCACCATTATATGATGATTTTGATGATATTCCTTGGTAATCATTAACCATCGTGGCGGCTTAATTGCCGCCATTTTTTCAAAACTGGATAAAAACTATGAAAATTGAAATTAAATCAAGATACTCGGGTGAAGTATTGTTTGCTCACGAGCAAGAAAACAACACGATTAGAATCACTTTAGAGTTAGCTGTAAAAGCTGGTGCCAAACTGACTGGTGCCAAACTGTCTAATTCCAACCTGTTTAATGCCAAACTGACTGGTGCCGATCTGTCTAATGCCAACCTGTTTAATGCCAAACTGACTGGTGCAGATCTGTTTAATGCCAACTTGAGTTATGCCGATCTGTCTAATTCCAACCTGTCTAATGCCAACTTGAGTTATGCCGATCTGTCTAATGCCAAACTGACTGGTGCCGATCTGTTTAATGCCAACCTGTCTAATGCCGATCTGTCTAATGCCAAACTGACTGGCGCTTCCCTTTTATGTATTGGGGACATGAAAAATATTTTTACCATGCAATTAGATTTTTGGAAAATAGGATTTACAAAAGACACTTTACAAATAGGCTGCCAGAGGCACTTGATTAAAAAGTGGAAAAAATTTGATGATGAAATCATAGATAAAATGGACGATAAAGCTTTGGAATGGTGGAACAAGTGGAAAGATCATATTTTTAAAACAATTGAATTGTGTAATGAACCCTAAAAACTTATGTCCTAAATGCAAAGTAGGCATGTTGTTACTTTATTCATTACGGAAAAAACTGTGCGTAGAGTGCAGGACAGAATACCCGTGGGAATTAGGCAAAGGCCAGCAATCATTAATTAAACATCAGAGATAAAACTATGGAACAAAGAACAGAAGAATGGTTTAAAGCCAGAGAGAACCGGATTACAGGCTCAATTGTTGGTGCAATCCTTGGATTGTCGCCTTTTATGAAGCCTAAAGACGTTATGCGCCAGATGGTGCGTGAATACCACGGTGCAGAACGTGAATTCCAAGGCAACACAGCCACCAACTACGGCACTAACCATGAACCATTGGCGTTGGCTGATTATGAACTGGAATATAACAAGGTCGAACTATGTGGGTTTTTCCCAAAAGGTTCGGCTTTGGGTGCATCACCGGACGGATTGATTGGCGATGATGGATTGGTTGAAATTAAATGTCCATTTAGCAAAAAGGACGATTTAGAGCCTGTTTTTAAAAGCATTGACGAGCAGCCGCATTATTACGCGCAAATACAATTGCAACTTTATTGTACAGATCGTAAATGGTGCGACTTTTATCAATGGTCAGCGCATGGGCATAAGCTTGAGCGTGTAGAGATTAATGAAGCATGGCTTGATGCAAATCTACCGAAGATTGGCGATTTTTACGCGAAGTATTTAATCGAGCGTGAACAGCAAGAAGCATACTTAGCACCAAAGCATAAAGAGTTAGGCAGTGAAATTGCCGAACAGTTGGTGATTAAGTATCAAGAAATTAGCGAAGCTATCAAAGACCTTGAAGCCCAGAAAAAAGGCTTACTGGATGAGCTTGTACAAGTTTGCGGTGAACAAGATAGCGTTATCAATGGACATAAACTCACGAAAGTGGTTCGTGAAGGCGCTATATCTTATGCCAAAGCGATTAAAGACCTAGCGCCTGATGCCGATTTATCCGCCTACAAAGGTAAACCAACTGAGTATTGGAAATTAAGCTGATGCTTAGATGGTATCAACAAGAAGCCCACGATGCCGCGATAGATTGGGTTAAGAAGTCGATTGAGCCATGCCTGTTGGAATTGCCAACAGGTAGTGGCAAAAGCCATATTGTTGCGGCTATTGCTAATACATTGCATACGGTAAGCCAAGGTAAATCAATATTGTGTATTGTCCCGTCCAAGGAATTGTTAGAACAAAACGCTGAAAAATACCGTGAAACAGGCAATCCTTGTTCGTTATTTAGCGCCAGCGTTAATAAAAGTTGTTTGTCCAATCCCGTGGTGTTTG